GTTCAGTACAGGAATTGAACAACCGATTGCAGTAAAGTCAACAGGAACAACACAAGAAAACAAACTTATAACTACAACAACATACATTGATCCAACAGATACGAGAATAGTTGAAATAATCCCAGCAAACAGTGCATTAATTGCTACAAGTTCAACACATGACGGAATAGAGGGTGCTACAACTACTGTTTCTGTAGAATACTACATAAATTCAGACGATATTGGATTTATTACGAGTCTTAAAGTAGATGTAGAACAACTAGATCAAAATTATTTATATGGCTTTTCTGGATTTTCCCCTTACACAATAAGAGAAACATTAGCACCTGTTGCAGGATCGGGACTATGGACACAAGATATATGGCTACCAAAAGGTAACTACAAAGTATCAGGTAGCATATATACATCATACTTAGGAGGTACTGTAAATAATCCTTTCGGGATAGTAGAAAATAATATTGTTGAATCGCAAGATACAAGTAATCCTCTTGCTCAATATCATTTATACACGGTTGGTGGATCAACAACAATTGGAGGATTAAGGCAAAATGCAAGTAATCAACTAGAAACAATATTAAGCTCTACAAGTACAGCTAACTTAGCAGATTGTAATATCCTTTCAGGATTTGATTTTGGAGATTGTATGGCATTTTCTTTCATACCCTCAACAGCCCAATTAAATAATTTTGGAAATACTCTAAGTCAGACTATTTTATATAAGTTTCCAATTGGTTATGTGTGGAGTGTTGTAGGTATACTTAACTCAACTACTACAACAGCCATACCTGTTATAAATGCAACATTACCAAGTATGTTGCCAGGAGGAGGAAGTAATATACAGCTTGCTTTGACACCTGGGATACTTGACCCGATATTAAATGCAACAACCAGTATTTATGCGAATGTTAGTACAGCGACAAGTAGTGCAACTTTGTATACAACGACATCTTATTATTGGAATATATTAGTTTATATGGCAGTCGCTATGTATTTATTGTCGAGAATATTAGGAACGCATTTAATTGGAAGAATGGGTGATGTATTCGGATATGAATTTGGTAGTGTAGATTATAAAGACAAATCCGCGCATGGTAAGAAAAGATATAATGTTAAAGGGCAGTCGTATAGGGAATATACTGATAGTGATATTAAGAAAATGATTAAGAAAGGAGGAGAACTCGGAAGTAGTGTTGATAGTATGAGAGGTGGTAAAAGTAATCCAAGATCATGATAATAACTTTATTTTTACAATTTATAGTTAGCTTTATAGGGATGATATTCAGTATTGTTCCGACAGTTGGAGTGGGTGATATACCTATTATTGGAACATCAGTAGTGACGTATTTAACCCTTATGATAGGATATTGGAATACAGCAATAGGCATTTTGCCATATCTAGGAATCGTATCGAACATGTTTCTGCATGTTATAATACCTTTTGAAGTAACGTTATTATTAGTAAAGGTATTTTTTGGAAGTAGAATGCCTGCACACTTAAACTAAACTAAATATGGAAATAGGTAAAAAAGTTCTCGCTAATGAGCTTGTTGATTGTTTTATTGCAAGCGAGGGATCAATAAATATGTATTACGGACTTATTGGAAATGGTAAGTCTTATTCTGCTACGAGCGATATTTTGGATTTATTAAAACAAGGTAAAGTTGTCTATGCCAATTGGCATATAGAAGTTGAAGATTTTGATGATAGAGAAAATCTTTTTATGTTGATAATGAACACGATATTATTTAAAAAAAGATTTTATAAAATACCTTGTGCAAAAAATCTCCATTATTTTGATCCCGAAGATTTTAACTCTAACGGACAACTTGTCGAGTGGCTTAGTAGTCTAAATGATTGCCACATATTTTTTGATGAGGGTCAAGATATGTTCGATTCGTATGAAGGAACTAAATTCAGTAAGGCAAAAAGAAGACTAATTTTACACACAAGACACTACCACAGAACACTTAATATTATGTCCCAAAGACCTACGGCCATTCAGGTTTCAGCTCGTGGAAATGTGAATAGATTTTATAAGTGTGTAAAACTCGCTCAATGGCCTTGGGTCAGATTTGCCCGCTATGAGTTTCAGCAAATGAAAGGTGAAACTGTTGATGAAGAGGCGGAACCGATCAGTGTAAAGCGATATTTTGGGAATAATAAGGTATTCAAGGCATACAACACAAACTTCTTGGCAGAGGGTATACCAAAGAGCCAACAAGTGCATTTTGAGGCGTATGATCTTACAACTGGGGATAAGTTATCAACAATTTTAAAAAAAATGCGAAAAGTTATCCACAGGTTATCCACAGGTTATCCACAGTGGCTAAAATTGACAAAACGTGAAAAAAAACATAAAATAACGATTATCGCTGAGAAAGGCGATCGAAGGTCTCTAAGAGACCAACTCGATCAGCCTTTTTAACAGCGAAAGAGTATATTTTATTATGTATTTTAGGATTTAATATAGGAAAATGAAAAAAAAACCTAAAAATGTCGGAAAAAGAGAAGTTTTGGTCAAAATAAGAGCAAAACTTGTCAGAAAAGGAATTTTAAAACCAAAAAAATGATAATACCTTTAAATAAAGGAGATCAATGTCCAGTTTGTTTTATGAAAATAATAAAACCTAATTGTTGGGTAAGATATCACATCTCTTATGAACCACAAATGCAGATATTAGCTTGTAAATACTGTAATTACACCGAATATTGCCTAAGAACAAGCACAAAAGGATCAAAAGCTATGAGTAAAAAACGTGTTGAAAGAGTAATTAAATACCAAAATAGGCTTAATAATATAAAAATATGAACAATTATCTATTTCATATAGGAATTTTATCTGCTTGTTGGTTTATTTATATACTTATTGAAGATACATGGAAAAAGTATAAATTTGGAGAGATGTTACAAATAAACAAATCATTATTCATGGATTTAGCTATGGGCTTGGTTTTGGGATTGCTTTTAAGTTGCTTGGTTTTTTTATAGGTATATAATTAACGTATGATATTCGGAGGAATAAAACTAAGAGGAAGAAAAAACTATAAAGCAGGATCACCACGCCGAGCTATGGCTAGTCAAAGACGTATGATGAACTGGGGAGTAAAAAGAAAAAATAGGATTTAAATGAAATCATGGAGAAACTTCAAAAAAATAAACAGACAGGTGGGAAGAATAACAAAGTTCAACGTAGAAATAGTAACTCAAAAAACATGTTGCAATCCCCGAAAAAAAAGATCGATGTTTCGAAGATTAAGAAACCTAGAAAAATAAAATATATTGCTGTTGGAATGTATTTATTGTTATTAAGTGGATTTGGGATTAAAGCATATGCAGAAGAAAAAATACAACAAGATATTTCAAAAGAAGAAATTTTAAAATCAACAAAAAGAGAGATAGATACAGAAACAATAGACTTTCAATTAAATAGATCAATAAGAAATAAGGATATTATTTATTTAAGAGAATTAGAAAAAAATGAATAAATTATTTATAATTCTAAGTTTTTGTATTCTATTTTATCCTCTATATAGAATAGAGGCATATGAATACTCAACATGTCTGACTGAAAATCATAATTTTGATAGTTCTAGTTTTACTGGTTTAACTGACTTTTCTTTAAATCAAAATGGGAATGGAAACATAGATTGTATAACTAGACTTAGTTTAAACGAAGTAATATTAACTTTAAGCTCTGATAGAACAATAATACATGTAAATAATTACAATGAAATAAGCTGGGTATTATGTTCATGGGACGGTGGAGTAGGTTGCGTAGCAGGAGATAACTCTGTATATGGATCAATGGATAGCTCAATACCAGACGGTGATTATTATTATAAAACATCTGATCTAATCAATTATGATTTTTCTAAATCAATAAATATTTATAAAGTAGACGGATTATATTATTATAGTGTAAACGACATACCAGTAGACAGCCCATCAGGAACACCAACAGGTAACATAGAATTTGGTTTAGGTATTATAATAGTATTTATGTCATTAGCATTTGTAGGATTTATTTGGAACAGTATGACTAAGAAAAAACCATGGAAATAAAATACTCAATAAAATTAGCTGAGATTTCAATAGCTATACAACTTCTATCATTATTAGTGTTGATATTTATATTCTTAAAGATATGAAATACACAATAAAAGAACTGAAGGAATTTGATGAAAAACAAAAAATAATAGCTGATATGTACCAGTCTGTTAAAGCATCATTTTTTGCAGAAGTAGGAATATGGTGTGTGTTAATAGCTATTTTACCGTTTATCTTCATGCTAATTTATATATTCAAATGACAGCTTTACTCTTTTACTACTTCCTTTTCGTAGCTTGTGCAATAGCCTTTTCTCTTGTTTTATTTAGAGTGATATACTTCTTCATGAAATGGGTCGGTGATCTAATCAGAGAAATAACCAATAGATAAAATGCTTACAAACGATACAATCATAATGTATATATACGCCCCTCTTGTAGCTTTATTTATTTGGATCATACTTAAACTGCTTGGTATATTTAAATTCTAAAATCCCGAAGTTACTAAGGGAGGTCGGATTTATCAAAAATTAACATATAAGAAAATGCCAGCATTAAATGCAAGTACTACAGCCGTTTTCACTTCTGTTGGACTATCAGCCTCTGACATCTACGCAATTTTCGTAAGTTTGATCGGAAGTGCTACTGCTTTCGGACTTTGGTTAATCCAAGTCTCATGGCCTTTCCTCTTGGTAATCGCATTCATTTACTTGATGTGGCACCTTGCTCGAAAGTTCCTAGGAGTAGGACGAGGGTAATAAAACCAAAAAAACACCGAAAAGGTGTCTGATTGGAAAATATAGGGGGATCCAAATACAATGATAAAGAAAATTTCAATAATTGCAAGCATACTATTTTTAAGTAACTTTTTCATATCAGAAGCAAGTACGGTTTTAGAGGCACCGCATGGAACAACATTTAGTGTATACAATAGCACACCTTATAGAGCAACTGTTGGAACAGTAGCTAGTACAACAGTTGCAAGTGGAAACACAATATATTTATCAAACTTTGTTCTAAAATGTAATAGTAATTGTAGTAATTTAAAATCAATAGTACCTGATATCGCATTAGTTGATGTATCAGGAAGTGCAGTTGCATATCAAACAAATTACACATTTGCTACTTCTATTTGGAATACAGCAATCCCAAGTTTAAAAAACACAGGAACAGCAGTTGAAATAGATAACTTAGCTTTTGTTACATCTGGAGCAGGAATAATAGCAGGGCATACTTACGAATTAGTAGTGGGTGGATCATTCACATGGTTCAGTACAGGAATTGAACAACCG